TCTTTAACACGCTTATCAAATTCGTCCTTTGCTTTCGCCTCGTTCTTCATCTTTTCTTGATGAAGCTTATTCAACTCGTCTTCCATAAATTCAACGCGACCAGTCTTGTATGCATTGGGGTCCCATGGAAGCCAAATGCCTACGGGTGCGACAAAAATATCATGATTGGGGTCTTTCTCGCGCAAACGTTTACAATGTTGTTCGGCTTCTTCTTGTGTTGGGAAATTACCTCTGTTTTTCAACCCACGAACGGATGTTTGGAATGCATGGTCGCGGTTAAATGTTTCGGTGAATCGTTCCTCGTTCTTATCCAAAAAATTCTGATAATCATCTGATACCGAACCCTCTTTTAGGCGTTCTTGTTCCTCTTTACAAAAATCATTGTAATCCGCCATTACATTCTCAACATTCAGGTTATATTTATAAGAAATAAAATTCACAAAATCGCCAAACTTCGTCATTGATTTGGTAAAATCCCACTGTTGCACGAATTGTTGAAACAAATATGACTCGCGTTTTTCTAGAATCTTTTCGGGAGACAAGAAAGAAATGCATGTAAATTTTTGTCCGGATATCCCCGCGTCCTCATCTAGAACATCTACATATTTAGGATTAGGGGTTCCATCGCTCAAATTTTTTCGTTCAACACTAGTCATTTAGTAAAACTATGAGATAATACATATATCAATGTTTAAGTAATTTTGTAACAAAAGAATATTCTTGATATTTAGAATATTAGTATTATCCATGTTAGTTTTTTTTTCGTTACTTATATTATAAACAGACAATGAGCGGATTATTCGACTTTAGCGAACTTGTTAAGCGTGCTATCAAATACTTGATTGAGGGCCTCATGGTGGCTATTGCTGCCTATGCTATCCCTAAGCAATCCCTTAAGGTTGAGGAGGTTATCATCATCGCCCTTACCGCCGCTGCTACATTCAGCGTGTTAGATGTCTTTGTCCCAACAATGGCCTCTTCTGCACGTGGTGGTGCCGGATTCGGTATTGGTGCTAACCTTGTTGGTTTCCCCGGAGGACTCTAAGTATAACAACCTTTACAATAAATAGTTAGAAATAATACAATATAAATAATTGATTGTATTATTATTATTAGCAGCATCCATGGCGTTACCAGCTAACTTCGATTTTCCTCTTACTGCAGGTTCTATCACAACTCAATGTGCTTCAATTCTTGAACAATATAATGGTTGGTATACCGATTTTATTGGTAGAGATTTTTCCACCAAGAATGAATTTTTCCAACATTTCGAACAAACCGACGATTGGGATTTAAAATTAGAATGTATGGATTTTATGCAATACGTCCACCCCGAACAATCTGTCCGTGAAGCTTCAGTTGAAGCCTCTAAAAAAGTATCCGAATTTGGTAATAAATGGTCTATGAATGTTGATGTCTATAATACAATCGACAAATTTCATACTCAGTTCAAAAGTGAACTTGAAGGAGAGGAACAGTTATATTTACAGCGCACAATGGAGGGATATAAACATAAGGGTATTCACCTTGATAAGGATACACGTGATAAACTCGCAGCTATTAGTCAGAAACTTGATGAAATGAGCATCAATTATGGAAATAATTTAAATGAAGTCACCGACCACATTTTTTTTACAAAGGAAGAACTAGATGGTGTAGCCAGTGATTTCATCGACACTCTCGAAGAAAAGGACGGCGAATACAAAATAACTACACAGTATGACCATATAAATATGATTATGCCTTACTGTAATGTTGAAAATACACGCAAAACGTTAAGTAAACTGTTTGGATTACGAGGTAAAGAACCGTTCGGTAACCAAAACATATTAAAAGAAACTCTTGCTTTGCGAAAAGAAAAGGCGAAATTACTTGGATATTCTAGTTACCGAGATTATGTTTTATCACACCGCAGAATGGCGTCAAATGCAGAACAGGTTGACGATTTTGTAACACAATTGTTAGACAAGATGAAGTCTGCATCAAAATCGGATAAAGATATAATTGCGAAGCATTTTAATAAAGATGATATGGAATCATGGAATCTTTCTTACTATACAAATCTGTATAAAAAAGAGGTTCTTCAATATGACCAAAAGTTGGTTCAGGAATATTTTCCATTGGAAACATTATTACCCAATCTTCTAGGCACATTTGAAGACATATTTAGCCTTCATATTAAAGAAGTTTCAGTTAATCCAGACCAATCATGGCATGATTCTGTAAAATGTTATGCTGTATATGATAATACTTCTGATAATGTATGTAATTTGATTGGACATTTTTATGTTGATTTATATCCTCGTGACGGTAAATATGGACATGCAGCCGCATTTACATTAAAACCTGCTTATATTCCCACAACAAATTCAGGAGATTCGACAAGAAGCACTCCCGTTTCTGCTATGGTTTGTAACTTTACGCGCCCAACGAAAGAAAAGCCAAGTCTGCTCACTTTCGGAGAAGTAGAAACATTTTTTCACGAACTCGGACACATTTTTCATCAACTGCTAAGTATCAATCGATTTGCTATGTTCAGTGGAACTTCTGTAGAACTTGATTTTGTGGAATGTCCGAGTCAAGCCCTTGAGAATTGGTGCTATGAAGAAGAATTCTTAACACGTATTAGTAGCCATTATAAAACTGGTGAAACGATTCCCGTCGAACTCATGGAAAAGATAAAGAAAAATAAACACATGTTTAACGGTTTGCACTATATTCGTCAACTCATGTTTACTATTTACGATATGAAATTACACTCTAGTGATAATACAATGGACGCCGAACAATTGTTTGACCAAATCCAATCTGAACTAAGTCCACTCATTCACGGTGAATCGTGTATGGCGGCGAATTTTGGACATTTGATGGGCGGATATGAAAGTGGATATTATGGTTATTTATGGAGTGAGGTATATGCCGCAGAAGTATTCCAACATTTTAAAGATTCAGGAGACATATTTAACCGAGAAATTGGATTACATTATAGAAGATGCATTCTTGAAAAGGGAGGCACCGAAACAGGATTTGATATGATGAATAATTTACTTGGTCGTCAACCGAACAATGACGCGTTTATGAAAGCTTTTGAGTAATTATTTAGTTTTTAACGATTATAATATTATATAATCGCTAAATTAGATTATAATTGCGGTATAGAAGGAATTTGAGATGCGAATGCGATATATATTAAATATTTCACCTCTTCTATGGAAAGGGGCATATAATAATATACCACATGTTGGAAAAATAGATATTGAAACGTTATTAAACACCCTCCGAATGATGTGTAATACACTATATTATTCACAAATTTTCTGTTACATTTCTGTTTGCATGTATTGCAGCATCGGTCAGTATAGCTAACATGTTCATCGGGTGTATCTAATAATGGGTCGTCGGAATATACATCAATGGAACCTTTTCGGTATCGACCTTCGCCTAATTCTATTCCGTCAATGTCGTCATCGGAAAATACCGTCGTTATTCCGACTTCGTCTTTTGCTTTCTGTTTACAACACATCCTTTCTGTTACAAATAATATTAATGTAAATGCACATAATATGGACCAATACTCTACTGTGCTTATAAACAATTCATTATTTTTTTCATCTCTACGCGCAATTCCCGAATCACGCAACTCTTCCATTTCATACAATAGTTCTTTTTGACTGTTTTCTGAAAAATCGTCAATTGTTACCGAGCTCGACGGAGTATTTACCGAGTTGAACGCAATATATATAAACTTTTGCACATCGAGTTTATAATCAGGCTGTTCAATCATCGCAAGATTAAAATCAATAATCGGTTCATTTGTAAGTTGTTTTACAGTTTTTTCAAACATTCTCGTTTCCATTGGCCCCACATAAAAGAAAAAGAAACATATTTCTAAAATAGCTATCCCCGAAATGTGTGCAAATATTGAATACATTGTTAGTTATAGTATACATTGAAAAAAACAAGTATAGTAAATCATGTTTTGGTGACTCGCACTTCTTTAATCGACGTTGAAGTGAACGCAACAAAATCGTTACTATAAAAGCAATCTCGCATTAGTCTATCTATTTGTTTTTTTATATAATCGGCCATCCACGCCTCTCTATACACATGTTTGACGATATGATAAAAACAACCATAATTTTCTTTAAGTATAGCACGGCTATTTACATGGACCGGAATCGTTATTTTCAAATCCCATCCCGCAAGTTCGCGAGGCGTTATGTCCATATGTAAAAAGGGGTATTCTTCTAGCGATGATGTTACATTACAATTGCTTTCTCGCTCGATAACCGTTGCTAGATGAATATTCAGATAATTTTTTACTATATCAACAAATCCATCACATGCGCATAAATGGATAAATATAGACATATTATTCGATTCTCTTACCATGTTGTAGTTATAGTAGTTTATGAATAAAAAAAACACCAATTTATTCGTCCTTATACAAATAATTATAACAAGTCCAATATTTTGCGGGCGTTTGAATAAAAAATGGTCGTATATCTGTATCTTTAATTACAAATTGTTTGTTTTTTTTAACATACGGACAACCGTTTAAATTGTCTTCATTCCCAAATCCATGAGCATTTGAAAAAAATGTTTCATTGTAATCTAACAAGATTATATCGTTATTTTTCATCCAATAATGTGTGATTTCTGTTTGGTCATCATCATGATAATCCATATCTATTTTGAGAAAATTTTGTTTAAATGCTTTTACATATCCCATACACATACCAGCGTTTAAATAATACTTATCATTATCTTTCATATTGTTTGTATCAACATCGATTGCTATCTTTTTCATTTCAGTCTTCTCGCTATCTTCAACGCCTGGCGTGCAACATGCGCGTTCGGTTGAAAATACTATTTTTAAATTATTGTCTAAATCCCCGACGTTTTTATTATAAAATTGTTTAAATGTTGATGCGATTTCATCACTATTACGATTTACATAAACATCTCTTGAATCTATTATAATTAATATATCTTCATCGTTTAAATCGGTATTTGTTATATATTCCTGATACTTCTTAAATTTATTTCCAAACCCTTTCCATGATTCACCTTGACCTACAAATTCATAATCATAATCATAATGTTTCAATATTTTTTCTAGTTTTTGTTTATTTTCATTATCTTCTTGATTTTCATACGAAATCACCCTTACCTTTGTCTCATATAGCCCTTCCTTCATTTTGGTATTTATAAATACGCATAGTAATATGATTAGTAAAAATGTGGCTATAACAATTCGTCTCCTGATAGATATCATAATTAATTCGTTCTTATGATATCTTCATAAAATAATACCAACTAAACCGTTGGGAAAAATTCCCAATCTAAATCGCCACAGACCTTCTTCCATATCATGTCCTGCTCCAACTGTTTCTCTCTATCTTTCATCATTGGTATATACGGCAAATATTGTGTCTGGTCTAACAATGTGCAGAGCTGATACAATGTATACGTATAATTGAAGAAATTGGTTCGATTCGCGGGACAATGAACAGCCCATGGCTTCTGAATCTCAATAAAGAGAACACACAATGTTTCATGCAATTCTTCATTCATAATGGGTGGTTTCACGCCGAAAATGGAATTGATATATTGAATATGTTCGAAATATTTGTTCAGCCCTAATTTGCGCAAAATCTCGCGCATCTTGTCGTAATTGATTAATTTCAAATCGGTTATTCTTTCTTTCTTGATTCGCGCCCGAATCGCTTCTATCACTTCTTCCGGTATTTGCGTCGTTTCCTTGGCTTGGAATTGCGATAAAATCTCTTTGAAATGATTGAGGCGGATATATGCCGTATAAGATACCTCGTTTGGGGGGTCTTTGTTGTTCGGCTTGGAACTATCTACAATATAAGTGATGAATTGTCCACATTGAGTGTTATTGCATATCATAATACCGTCTTCATCTTGTGCTACCATCTCACCCTTATTGCATACCATGCATAGTTCACACGACATGATATAATCTTGGGGATTCGTAAACTCGCGATTTACATTTCGCCAATAATCTTGGTATAATCTTTTGGATTGCATATATTTATTTGGGTCAGTCATTGACTGGTCTTTCGATTTCACCTTGAAAAAAGAATTGAGAACGGTTACATTCTGTGCCGGCTCACCAGACGATATCTGCTTCTTTTGCTCGAAATAATCGAATATATCTTGGGAATTGTCTAGGAGATATTTGTTCTTTTCTTCTTTCAAACGTTTTATTTCGGACTTTTTCTCTCGTATTTGGTCCTTGATATCTAATTTGAGCTCGATTTGACTCTTTGGTAGGGATTGATATTGTGATTTTAGGGTAGCGATTTCTTTCACTAATTTAGGAATGAATATCGTCTCATTTTCGTTAAATTTCGTTAGTAATTCACTATGTTTTTCGTCCAATGACGTCATTTGTTTATGCTGAACATTCTTGGACAT